CGCACAATAAGAATCCAAAAACTAGATGGATAAAATTGCCTTGTGTTTACAAAATAAAAATCAACAACAAAGTGGTACACGTTGGACGATCCGATACTTGCAGGAAACACGGCGGAGCAGAGAAGGTCAGAAAAGCATTGGTAAATCTACTTGGGGTGTTTGACTACAACAAGTCAGTGCCAAAGACCAAGTATTGGGAAAAAATTCAGTTGCAACACAGACCAAATTCAAGTAATATTAAAATAGGAATAATAGAAACAAATGCCATCAAAAAAACCTACTTACAAGAAACCCAGAGAACAAATTGATTCCTATGCGGAAAGTACGTGGCACGCCAACGATACACCAATTTTTGAGGACGAGTATACAGGAGTATTCAAAGATCTTTATCCTTGCGTTCCGGGACACACACTTTTTATTCCAAAACAAGACACACCAGAAGCAGTAGGACAATCCTATAAACTGGCATATTATTGTGGAGACCAATGGGTCAAACAAGGTAAAATGAAAGGATTCAATATCGGAATGAATATGGGTTCCTGTGCAGGCCAAACTATTATGTGGCCACACATACATTTCATACCTAGACACGAGGGAGATGCAGAACACGTTGGTGGTATAAGATATGCTCACCCTGGAGCAGATCACGGAGAAAAATACTAATGGGAAGAAGACAAGAAATTTACGTATCGCCTGATGGAGGGGAAACTGTCTATGTGCAGAAAAAAGATGGCACAAGAGGCAGAATGGTTTCACAATCACAAACAGCAAAAGATGAAGAACTGATGTATGAGGAAAGTGATATGGTTGGTATTGAAGCAATCAAATTAAGAAGGAAATATCCTGCCCTACAAAAGGCCTGGAAAGAATATAAGACGATTTGGCATTTGGTAAATGAAGATAATTAATACGAGTGCCCAAAGTATACAAAAGCATTTTACCATGCGTATACGTAGCTCTAAAGCAGTTTAAATAGCATATATGACCAAGTTTGTAAGTGTAATAGGCAACGGCGAAAGCAGGAGAGGGTTTGACATATCTCCCTTGAAACATTCCACAACTATCGTAGGATGTAATGCTCTTTTCCGAGATTATAATTTAGAATACGTGGTATGTTGCGACAAACATATGTGCCAAGAAGCGGCAAATACCGTAGGAAAAAATACAACAATTTACACCAGGTCCAATTGGTATAAAAATTTTGCATATTGGCCAAACGTAAAATGCCTTCCGGATTTACCATATGAAGGTAAAGAAAGAGCAGATGAACCTTTCCATTGGGGTACAGGTCCATACGCAGGATTGGTGGCAACTATGTTTAAACCTAAAGCAATATTCATGATTGGATTTGATTTATATGGCTTACCAAACAAAGGAGTAAACAATGTTTACAAAAACACAACTGGTTATGACTATATCAAAAGTGCAGTAGATCCATCATACTGGATACATCAGTTTAACAAACTTTTCGAACACATAGATTGTCGTTGGATAGTTGTAAATTCCAAAGATTGGAAAATGCCAGAGTCATGGGCAAAGAATAAAAATGTTTTCCAAGAATCATACGAGGGTCTTGCCAAGTGGTGTAATAAACAATTGACAAACTCTAAATAAAGTTTATAATAAGAATATGTTTAAAAATATAAAGCAAGATGATCTTATCACCTTGAAACTTGCAACGGGTGAAGAAGTAATTGGAAAGTACAAAGAGTTAGAATCTACAGCCTACATTGGATTAGAAAATGCTCTTGTATTGATGCAAGGACCACAAGGATTGGCATTTGGAACTTTTTTCTCAACTGCCAGACAAGACAAACCGATCAATATAGCAAAAGATAAACTGGTGTCAGTTGCTCACATTAACGATAAAATCAAAGATGAGTATAATAAGATTTTTAGTAAAATAAAGGTTCCTCCAAAACCTAGCATAATAACATAATGGCACAGTTACAAAAGCATAAGATAAGCATAGAAGCCTTGGTAGATGTTACTGAGGCTATGCTTAATGTTATGGAATCGAAAGGTATTGATCCTGAGACTGTGACAAAACGTCCTGAATTTTCTATTTTTATACATTTTCTGAAGTCTATTTTGGATGGAGAGTTAAATATACCAAACGATCTTACTGAAGCAATAAGAAGAAAATCAGAAGAAGAATTAGGCGTGAATCTTGATGATATCAAAAAAAGATTACACTAATAAGAGGACTCAAAGACTTTCACCCCTCTATAAACACTCTGCAAGTCATCAAAACAAGGAGAACAGATGACTTATTATTCAACAAAAACATACGGACACAACATAGGTCTGTCAGCGGTATTCAGACAACCTAATGCAGATCACTCACACTGTCATTTATTACACGGATACAGTTTGGCATTCAAATTCACGTTTGGTTGCAAAGAACTTGACAATAAAAATTGGGCAGTGGACTTTGGTAGCCTTAAGCCACTTAAGAAATGGCTGGAGAACAGTTTTGATCACAAACTGGTCTTGGACGAAAAAGATCCTCATATAGATAAATTTAAAGAATTGGAAGAAATGGATCTTGCAAGTATTACAATCATGGATGGAGTAGGTGCCGAGATGTTTGCCAAACACGCATTTGATTTTGCTGACAGCATTATCAGGGCAAACACCAATAATAGATGTTTCGTAGAAAGTGTAGAGTGCATGGAACACGGAGCCAACAGTGCCATCTACAAAAGAAAATAAACATTTTTGTCCTGTACCTTTCGTACACCTATACCTCGATAATTCTACCAACAGTAGGATATGTTGTGTAGCAGGTAGAGATAACATTCCAGAAAGATCAGAGTTTGTATCAGAATTATGGAATGGTGATTACTATAAAAAAATTAGACAAGATATGCTTGACGGCAAGTATAATGAGTCTTGTAAAACTTGTTACGTACACGAGGCACAGGGTTTGGAGAGTGATAGACAAAAATATATCAAGCGATATAAGGATATACCTTTAAATGTTGAGAATGGAAACGATACAGGTAAACCGTTAGATCTCGAACTTAGATTTAGTAATCTATGTAATTTGAAATGTAGAATGTGCCACCCTAGGCAAAGTAGTCAGTTCGAAAAAGAACTTAAAAAACATTCACAGATTGCTGAAAAATATTTCCCCAATTGGGAATCAGGATATCAGTTGACTAATAACAAAGCCGTCGATCCATCTAATGTTGTAAACTTTGATTGGTTATTCAGTAAGAACATAGTAAAGATTAAATTGCTAGGAGGTGAACCAACAATTATGCCAGAAGTTCAAAAGGCATTAGAGTATCTGATCAACATTGGAAACACAGATACAAAAATACATATCACATCAAACGGAACAAATGCTAATCCAAAGTTTAATAACTTAATCAAAAATTTTAAAAATGCGGTGTTTAATTTTAGCCTTGATGGATGTTACGAAACAAATGACTATATAAGATTTCCTAGCAACTTTAATAGCATTGTAAAAAATATGACAGACGTAACGGAAAAAGTTGATTACTTTACGACTTCTATGTGCATCCAAGCATTGAATATTCACAACTTATACGACTATGCAAAATTCATCACGGAGTTAAGTGACAAATTAAACAAACCTATTGATTGTTTTGCATATCCTCTTGATTGGCCTTCTTGGGCAAGTTATCAAACTCTGCCATTAGACTACAGGAAAAAGTATATTGGCAAATTTTTAGATAGCAAGTATGTTGATCATCACTGTTTCAAAGATGGAGATTTTGTATCTGTCTTAAAAAATTTATATGAAAATACTGTTGTTACAGACTTGAATTTGTTGAAAGAAAGTTGTACAATGTATGACAAGATCAGAAAGCAAGACATTAATAAATCTATACCAAGTTTAGGAAAATTATTTCTTGTTGATATATTAAGTAAATAAAGATATGCAAAAAAATATAGTATGTGTCAAATGGGGACCAAAATATATTCCTCAGTATGTTAATATTCTTAAGAATATGTGCAAGAGGAATTCAACAGTTGATTATAAATTTTCTTGCATAACAGACAATCCCGAAGGATTAGATTCAGATATTAATATAATTCATTTCCCTAAAGATAATCCAGCAATCAAGTCTTGGTGGAGTAAGTTGTATATGTTCGCGAGAGAACTACCACTAGACGGAACAATATTATATTTTGATCTGGACGTGGTGATATTTAGGAACATAGATTACCTTTGGACGTTCGAGCCAGGAAAGTTTTCTATCATACAAGACTTCAATAGATGCCGAGTAAAAGATTGGCACGTTTGTAACAGTTCTGTTATGAGATGGGAGGCAGGTTCTCTGGAACACCTGTGGCAAATTTATATGCAAGACCCTGGAAAGGTTTGGGGAAGGAATCACGGAGACCAAGATTTTATTACCGCAAAGGAAGGACAAACTGCAAAGAGATGGCCTACCAACTGGATTATGTCTTACAAATGGGAAATGCAAGGTAAAAAAGATACCAAAATAAGAAAAGGTGCAAAATACGTATTTGAGCATCCACCGACGATACCAGATGATTGTAGTGTGGCGGTTTTCCACGGAGAACCTAAACCATTCAATTGTGCAGATCAATTGATCATTGACAATTGGAAATAATTTTTTTATAATTTACAATATGCCAAAAAGAAAGAGTCAAAATTCTTACGATTATTGGACAGCCATAGACAAGGTTCCAGACAACTGTGGATATGATATGCGATTTAAATATGATGTGAATATGAACTCTTACGGTATCAATGGAGATTGTATCAGTTGGTGTGTGAATAATTGCAAACACAAATGGGGTTGGTGGTTTGACAGTAAGGAAAATTACAATCCATGGCATCACAACTACGAAGAACAGGATGCCTATATGAGTTTTCAAAATAAAAAAGAGGCCATGCAATTTTGGTTAGCATCTGGTCTAGCAAATATGGGGAATGATTAAATAATAATATGACACAAACAAATAGATTTCATTTGGCGATCCCGGCAGGAGACTTATCTGTTGCTATGGATTTTTATTGTAACGTTTTAGGATGTGAAAAAGGCAACAGTGATTTTAAGTATCCAGATGCTTGGATAGACATCAATTTTTGGGGTAACGAACTGACACTACACTCCTCTGATCCTAAAGATAAGAGCGAAGGTGAAAGACACAATGTGGATATGGGTAATGTATCAGTGCCACATTTTGGTGTCCATTTAGACAGAGAATCATTTGATAAAGTAAAAGCAAGTTGTATACAACATAAAGTAAAATTTGTCGATGAACCATACGTAAGGTTCGAAGGACAAGAACTAGAACAAGAAACAATGTTTATTGAAGATCCCAATGGCAACGCATTGGAAATAAAAACAATGAAAAACCCGGATAGTTTATGGAACACGAAAAAATAGAAGACAAACTAAATCATTATAAAGAGTATATCGAAAGTTTAAAACAAATAGATAATATGGAAGTGTATCAATATCTTATCGGATTGGGTAAGAAGTTAAATGATGCACCTTTGAGCAAGGACAAACAAATTGAACCTAACAGGGTAAGTCGTTGCCAATATGATTTATTTGTAGATTTAGAGGATAACAAATTCAAGGCTTGGAGCAACGCCATGATTGCTGGTGGTTATGCTTACATTCTTGTAGACATTTTTAATTCAGTATCTCCAGAAGATGCAAAAAAAATTACATTAGAACACTTTAAAAGCATTAAACTCGACGAACTTTTGACAATGAACAGGCAGTCAGGATTTTATCAGATGATAGATATGATGACAGAGAAAGTTAAATAATAGTATGACACCATTTACTTTAACAGAATCAGCAAAAGAACAAATGACATATTTGCTATCAAAAAATCCAGACAAAGATGCTGTACACCTACAAGTAAAAGGTGGTGGTTGTGCAGGTTTCAAATACGAATGGGGATTTGTTAAAAATGATGAAATAGAAAAAACAGACACAGTCGAATCTTGGGACACTGGAAAATTTGCAGTGGACGGAACAAGTTTACTTTATATTGCTGGTACTAAAATAGATTGGAAGGAAGAGGCGTTTGGATCTCATTTTGAAATTTCAAATCCCAATGCTACTTCGAGTTGCGGTTGTGGAGAGAGTTTTGGTGCATAATGAGTACTGCTTTCGTGCTTGGTAACGGCGAATCTAGAAAAATATTTCCAATAGAAAAATTAAAAGGTGCAGGAACCATATATGGTTGCAACGCCATATATCGTGATAATCCAGATCTGTGTGATGCCATAATTTCAGTAAATCCCGAAATGACTGAGGAATTGTTACAAGCATCATCGGATAATAAAATTAATAGCAATACTAAAATATACGGCAAAGATAATTTGCCTGAATTCAGTTACGTTCTAGAATCAGATCCAAAGAATGACAAGTATAGATTTTGGTCTGGCACAAACTTAAAAACAAATACATCACGAAAACTTGATTTATCGGTTGCTAGGGGATCTGGTTGTTCTGCAATACAAGTGGCCTGCAACGACAATCACGAAAATATTTTTATTATTGGTTTTGATATTCTCGGAGCCGGTCAATATGAATTACGTGATGGAGCATTGAGTAGGTTGCAAAATAATATGTATAAAAATACTATAAATTATCCTGATAGGATCAATATGAAAGCATATTTAAAATTCGAATGGAGTTATCAATTGAGACAGTTAGCAAGGTCTTACCCAGATAAAAATTTCTACTACATTAATAGAAGTGAATATCTCGAAGCGAATTGGCTATTGCACAGGCATACAAGTGATGTTGAAAATTTCAACTATGGAATTTATGCTGACCTAATGAAATGGCTTACAGACGATCAGTCAAAAATATCTTGGAGAAAATACTAAAGTTTTCTTGATGAACTTGCATCAAGTTTGTAAATTTTTCTCATTTTCACACCAACTTTCTGTGCAAACTTTTTAGTATCACAATACGAACAAACGTGTTTATAATCATTGGATGCTCGTTCCAAATCTACTTTAGATCTAGCTCGTAAGAACGTAACTCCGCACGAATCACATTTGAAAATATATATAGTGTTTTTACGGTGAAAGGTATGGTATTGGCCAAGTTTTGACTGGCGTTCGTAAAGTCGCATAGTTTTTAGAGTTTCTATGAACATATAAGTATTTAATAAATACGTATTATAATAATATGGCACGTTTAACGATAGACACAGGAACAGAAGGAAATTCGGCTACAGGCGACACTTTACGTGGCGCAATGACGAAAATCAATACGAATTTCGAGGACCTATATAAAATTGTAGGTGATCCTTCTACAGGATTATTAACTACATCATTGACCAACGGTGATGTTAAGGTTCAGCCTAACGGTACAGGTGTTGTGGAAATTGATCATTTGCAGATCAATAATACTGCAATATCAACACTTACAACAAATTCAGATTTAACTCTTACTGCAAACGGCACAGGTGCAGTATCTATTAATACAATCAAAGTAATGATGCCAAATTTGCCAACATCAAATCCAAGTGTTGCAGGACAACTTTGGAGAGATGGAACGGACTTGAAAATAAGCACAGGATAATAAATGCCAAGACAAACATTAAACACAGGTAATAATGCAAATGACGGTTTAGGTGATGATCTAAGAACCGCGATGCAGAAAATTGAAGCCAACTTTGTTGAGCTTTACAATGAAACTGCTGTTGACACACAATTAACAATTTCGGGAAATAAACTTACAGCAAATCAATCAAATGCCAGTGTACAGATCGAAGGAAATGGTACCGGTGATGTTTTGATAGAAGGCATCAAAATCCAC